TGGTAGCACACAACAGCGGCGTAGAGCGCGCTATAGCGGAAGCGGAAAGAGGAACAATGGGAAGCAAACCACGCCTGGCCTATATGGTCGTCCATAGCAGCGGTACCTATGGCGCGGCCACTCCCTACGCGGTCGTCAGCGTCGCCTCGGGCATGCCGCACATGCCCGCCTACCGCAACGAGGAGGAGGCGCACGCGGTGGCCGACCGCCTCAATACCGAGGAGACGCAGCGCACGACCCAGCAGCGCACGACCCAGCAGCGCACGACCCAGCAGCGCACGACCCAGCAGCGCACGACCCAGCAGCGCACGACCCAGCAGCGCACGACCCAGCAGCGCACCTCGGCCACGGTGCAACGAAAGGTTGACCGTGTGCAAGCAAGGCGTCCGCGCATGACGAGGGAGACGCTATTGCCAGTCGGGAATGACGCGGCAAAAAGGGGCGGAAAATGGCCGGCCACAGCAACGTCGTGACGACGACCCAGCGCTACGACATCTTGGCGACCTTGATGAACTTTCGCACTGTTGTCTCAGATATCTCACTTGTCGCTTCTTGCGCCCGCACAACTTTCCTGACAGTGTTGCGTGCAACGCCACACTCACGCTCCAGCGTACGAACGCCGTGGATACCACGCGCCATCGCATCAAGGACCTTTTGCTCGGCTTTAGACGGCTGATGATGCGGGTTCGGGCGACCTTTCTTATAGTCTTGATAGCACTGCCATGTGCAATACATGTTGTGTCGACCACGGCGCTTGATGCGCTGGCGACAGTGGGCGCACAAGCGCTGTAACGAGCGATAGTGCTCCGCTCGGCATGTTAGCGAACAAAAATGAGGTACGATCTTATGATTGAGGGGCACACGACGCGCGAAGATCTTAGAACACCCAGTACGATCACAAATGAACGTCTGCCGTACCGTCTTCACTGGCCGACACGCCCGACACACAAACGTCATCGTCTCAAAATCAAGCGTTTGCGGGACATGCGCACGATGCAATCGCCGTTCCTGGCCACACGAGTTGCAATGAATTCGCGCGGCACCGCGCCTTATAGCTTCGGCGACAATGAAGTGCTCCCGGGAACAATAGAACGTGCGATCAGCGAACCGCTTGATCTCACTCAAGAAGATCAAGCGGCCACTATTACACCCATGCAGCGCACACGGGACCCATTCTTTAGGCGAGGTCGTCGAGCTATCAGGCTGGTGCCGCACACAGTCGGGACAGTACTTGTACTTACGAAGGTAAGACAGCGGGCGATAACCGCGCGACTTCCCGCATCCCTCACAAAAAGCCTCGTTGCCGGCAGGCAGTTTATTACCGCCATGGCAATCCGCTCGATACGCCACCCGACACTCCGGGTGGCGACAGGCCGATGGTTTCTTAGCTTGGCTACGGATCAATGGAATAAGCTCTTCCGGTCGCGGACATTGGGCATAGTTACATGTGACAAGCACATGCGCCTGAGCTATCTGTCGCTCACGCGTTTCCCGGAAGACTGTCTGTGCGACGATATCCAGTCTGCTCTGCTTGCAGTCATCGCAGAGCGTCCTCTTCTGCGACGGCCAGCGTGCACGAAACTGCTTCCCGCATGGACAGGTCCGTATACGCGCCGCCTCCACACATTTTCCGCTACAGTAGATCTGATGCTTTGCGAACGTGAAAGATGTCTCACACTGGCGACATTGCCGCTCCATCGCACCAATCCTTACACCCTAGGGATGGGTCAAAGTCTGCTAGACGGGTCAAAATCTGCTCGACTCTAGTGTACTACAGCATGAGGGTGTTATGCTTGGCTCAGGCAAAGGAAGAGTAGCCTTCTCAGAGGGATAACTTGGATGTAAAAACACAAAAAGTAAGGCACGTACCCCGGCAAGAGTTTGGCGACCAAACCGGGAATACGCGCCCCCACCAGCGACACACGGCCCTACTGGCGCAAGGCAAGCCCCAGAGGACTGGGGCCGGTGTGTTATCACATGGTCCCTCTATCATGAGGGTCAGCCGGCGATCTGTCAAGGAAACATTGATTAGGAAACGATGCCCCGCGCGATTGGCGCGGGGCACGGAAAAGGCCGGTAGCACACATCCTCCCGCCAAGTTGGTGAGTGCTAGCCGGCCCTTAGACAAAAACGGAGCTGTGGACTATGTCCTTCTCTATGATACCATGTCTAGCTACCCAGGTGCTAGGTAACGTCATAATCGGGGGTAGGCAATGAGTGCCTATGCCTACGACTACAGCGGCGACCCGCACTTTTCTTCCACGGAGAACCACGACCTCTCTATCGAGGTGTCACGACTCCGCACGGAGAATACCCACCTTCGAGAGATCATCGACACACAGCGCGCCCGGATCGCGACTCTCACATCCGAGCAACAGGCACACAAGGCGCTACGTGACAATCCCAACCTGACACCCCTGCGCAAGGACGCGCTTGAGGTTGTCTACGAGCTACTCGGCTGCCCGCTCGGCACGTCGCCGGCGACGCGCCCCTACCCCGATACCATCATCAGCCACGAAAAGGTAGCTCAACGCCTGGGCGTCAGCGCCAAGCAAATCGGCAAGCACCTGGCCGATATGGAGATGGATGGCTGGGTCAAGCGATCGCTCGCCACCGGCGTCAATCCCAAGAACGGTAAGCCTGTCAAGCACTACCACTACGCCCCCGTCGAGGGACAGGCGTTCCTCGCCAGCGTCGGCGCACCCGACAAGCTCGTAGAGCATCGCGCCCCTGGCACAAGCACACTGAAGACCGATGCGGAAAAGAGCGCGGCCAGGCGGCGATTAATTGAAGCCCGCTGCCCGGTGTGCAAAACGACGGATTGCACGATCCATTGCAGCAACGGCCACACGACCCACATGGATGACGTAGAGGACGCACAGCCACAACGCGCGTTATCCATCGTGCGCAACGTGCCAGAAACAGACGAGAAAACCGTGAGGGAAGATTCTTCCCTTACGCAAAACGCCCCCGGCGTGATGGAAGAAATGTCCGATAGCTACCTATCCAGTGAAGGTACGTATCCGGAGGAAGAAACGCCGCTCCCGCTCGACGAGGAGCCCGTGAGGGAAGATTCTTCCCTCACGGTGCAGGACGCTATCGCGACGCTGGAGCCGGTCGTCACGCGCCACCACGACGCCGTGTGCATGAAAGGGGGCAAGCCTAAGTACCTCTCGATCGGGCGACCGCTGACCGCGGCCGATGTTACCGCGCATCTCCTCGGCAAGCAGACGTTCGGCGCGGGCTTGTTGTACGAGACACCCGACGGTCCGCGCGTCCAGGCGTTGGCGTGGGATGAGGATGGCAGGTTCGACCGTTTAACGCGCTCGGCGACGCGCCTGAATAACGCGGGCCTCCGTCCGCTGCTCGTGCGCAATCCTATCGATCCCCAGCGCGGCCACCTCTGGCTGTTGTTTACGGCGCCGTGTGATCCGGCCTGGGCTATTGCAGCCGCGGAGCGCATCGCCCCGGAGCTGCGCACCGTGGAAGAGCGTTTTCCCGACCTGAACGAGAAAGGTGGGGCGCGCGTCCGGTTGCCTGGTGGCGCGTATGTGACAGGCGATGGGCGGCGGATACCGACACAGGTGGCGGCGGGAACGAAGGATGGGCCTGGGGAGTGGCTCGACGGCACGACGCCAGAGGCGTGGGCGCTCATCGGCGTGGCTCTGTCGGACCCGGAGATCCTCGGGGCGACGTTTGTTCCGCGAGAGGATCGCCCCAAGTTGCGGCCCGCGCGCAATGCCCCCCTCGTGCAGCGACGCCCGATAACGCCCAGGGCGGGCACCGCGTTCTTCGCCCGGTTCAATGCGGAGAACCCAATCGAGAGTATGGTTGAGATCGACCGGCGCGGTTTCTTTACAGCGCCATGGCGGTCTGAGCGAACGGCCAGCGTTCACGTCTTCGCGGATGGGCAACGGTGGAAGGACTTTGGCCCCGATAAGCGCGGTGGTGATGCTTTCGACCTGTGGTGTGCGCTGAATGGATACTGGCCAGCCGGTGCGGATCGTCCCGACCGGAAGGCGGCCTATGGCGCACTGAACCCCCATCCAGCACGAGAACGGGAGCTACACATACCGGAGGGTTCCGCAGCCACGGCGCAGGGGGTGCACTCATGACCCTCACCGTCGAGCGACCTGGGGCGACACAGGACGCGCCCCACGCGACACAGGGCGCGCCAGGCGCGGTCGAGCCGGGGCTCCTGCACGTCGAGGTCGACCCCGATGCCCCCTTCGTGGCGGGCCATCTCAGCGCCGTCGAGATGGGCAAGGCGGCGACGATCCTGACGTACCTCCGCGAGCGTAGCGTCCTTGTGACGGCGAGCCAGGAGGAGATCCTGCTGGTCATCAGCCACGAGATCGCGCCCGCGCTCGTCACACGCGTCGCGGTCGTCGCCGCCCTGCTCCGCGCCTATCTAGCTTGTCCCCAGTGCGGTCAACGACATAGCCTATGTCCACCCTACGGCCGGTGCTGGCCATGCGGCCAGGAGGCACAACAGGCAGAGCGCGGGCCGTGTGCGTTCCTATCTCGTGGCGCCGAAGTGAGCGAGGAGGCCGCCCATGGTCTCTAGTGTCGCGGCTCCCGTCGCGGCGCCACCCATCACGCTGACGGTCGGCGCCGCCATCACCATCGACCCGGCCGCGCCCTTCGCGCTACGTCGGGCCATCGGCGCGGCGCTGACGGTTGAGAACCCGGCCCATCGCGAGGCCGAAGAACACGGTCGTAGCACGCGCGACCTTGAGCCCGACCTGTCCTACTACCGCCAGGGCCGCGACGGCGGGCTGGTCGTGCCACGCGGCGCTGGTGACATCGTGCGGGCGCTGTGCAAGGCGCATGGCGTCCGCTACACGGTGATTCATGAGACCGTCGTCGCCGAGCCGGTCGCGTTCGACGAGCGCGTGACGCTGAGTGACGCACAGGAGCGCGCTGTGGGCGAGATGCTGGCGCGACGGACGGGCGTCCTCTCCGCGCCGGCGGGCAGCGGTAAAACGGTGATGGCAATGGCGATGATTGCCAGGCGGCAACAGCCGGCCCTCATCATCGTCCACACACGCGAGTTAGCGTACCAGGCCATCGCGCGCGCCGTGGCGGTCCTGGGGCTCGACGAGGCTGAGATTGGCCTGATAGGGGACGGCCAGTGTCGCGTCGGTGAGCGGCTCACCGTCGCTTTGGTGCAGAGTTTGGCGCGGGGGATACCGCCGGCGCTCCTGCGGGTGGGCTTCGTCCTGGTCGACGAATGTCACCACATCGCCGCCGAGCAGATGGCGGCCGTGGTCTCACAGTTCCCCGCGCGGTTCATCGCCGGTCTGAGCGCGACGGTCTATCGTCGTGATGGTCTCGACAAGGTGATCCACTTTTACTTGGGCGACACGCGCGCGACCATAGACGCCGCGGACCTCACCGACCGGCTCGTGCATCCCCGTGTCGTCAAGCGCGATACCGGCATGCGGCCAGAGGGTGACACTTTTTCGGAGATCGTCGGCCAGCTCGTGGCAGATCCCGAGCGGAACGCGTTCATTGTCGGCGACGTCGTGCGCGGGGTGAAGGTTGGTCGCCGGTGCCTCGTCTTGTCGGATCGCGTTGAGCACGTCGAGGAACTGACGCGCCTGCTCAGGATGGAGGGTGTGGCCGCCGCGGCGCTGCATGGAAGGCTCGGTAAGAGGGTTCGCGCGCAGGTCGTCGCGGACCTCGCCGCCGGCGTGATCGACGTGGTTGTGGCGACGGGTTCACTCGTTGGCGAAGGCTTTGATTGTCCACGTTTGGACACGCTTTTTCTTGCCACTCCGGTCAGCTTTCGCGGCCGCGTGGTGCAATACCTTGGGCGCGTGAGTCGTAGTGCGCCGGGCAAGCTCGATGCGTTCGTGTTCGACTATACCGACGACAATAGGATGCTTTGGGCCACCTATCGCAACCGCATGGGGGTCTATCGTACCCAACAGGCCGCGAGGGCATCATGAGTGACCTACAGCAGCTGATCCATGCCGCCCGCAAAGCCGGCTGGTCAGTCCAAAAGCGCCACGGCGGGCATCTCTGTTGGCGCGCGCCAAACCGCGCGACGTTGGTGTTCTCGGCGGCGACCCCGAGCGATTGGCGCAGTCTGGCGAACGTGCGAGCCAGCCTCAAGCGAGCTGGCCTTATCATGAATGGAGACCGGCCCCATGGCTAAAGAGATGAGCAACGACGCGGCCCCTAGCATACTCAAGCTGCACACCCGCCGCGAACTGGCCCGCGACGGACGGCCGGCGATGACCCGCAAGATGCTACGGCTTATCGGTGAGGCTGAGAGGGACGAGACTGACGCCGGTAACGGCGCTGATGGGGAGTGTGACGAGCTTGCCGACCTCGACCAGGAGCGGAAGGCGCGGGCGCTGGCACGGCTCCAAGCCGAGCATCCCCAACTCTACGGCATCGTCTACTTGGTCGACCATCGGGGACTGTCGTTGCGGTCGGTCGGGCGGCACTTGAACCTTGACCACCATACCGTCGGGCGGCATCGCGACAAGGGACTGGCGTACGTTCGGGACTGGTGTCAGGGCGAGCGACAGGCAAGCTAACTGCTAGAGACAGGGGGCACGCCGCATGTATCATGTGTACTTGCACCATATGTCCCCATTATGTATACTTGGGGTGTCGTAGTGCGCCCACGCACCGTATAACAGTAGCACCCACACGAGAAAGCCCGATACACAGCGGTTGTGTATCGGGCTTTTGCATGTCCAAAAGGAGAGGGCAGATGGCGACGGAAACGCGTGATGCGTGTGGGCGGGTGCGGTTAAGCCCGCCAAGACCCGTGCGCTATAACCTCATTTTGACGCCAGGGGAACGCGATGAGTTGGACCGACGCGCCCTTGAAAGCGGCTATTCCAGTGCGGCGGAGTTTATTCGTCGGCAGCTTATCGGCGGTGAGCCGCGTTCAGCGGCCTAAAAGGAGATGCCCATGCCCCCGCGACCCACGCCCATGGAAACGTTACCCACGACGGCCGCCGAGGTACGCCTAAGTGATGGACGCCTCGCGCGTGTGCGCGACGCCGATCCGGCCGCCGATCGGCGCATTGACGTGTTGATGTTACAGTGCCGGTTCCTGCGTAGCGGCCGAATGAATCCCCTGGAGGGCGCACGAGCCCGCGCTGTCCTGTCCATCATCGAGATCGACGGCGAACCGCTGCCGTGGCCACCGTGCCGGCCGTCCCACGCCGACCTGACAGCGTATTTCAACAGGTTCACGGTCGAGGACGTCGAGCAGTTGGCCGTGGCCTATGACGCGGCCAATCCAGGTGCGACGACGCAGTTACTGAACACGGGACGCCGTCGCGGACGCGTAATGGCCTGAAGGAGATCCGATGGGTTCAATCTACGATTTATCGGTGGCTATTAGCCTCCAGACGACAGCGTTCTCAACCGGCGCCAGTATGGTGCTGCGGCTGTTCAACAGCATCCAGCACTCCGCAGGCATTACCGGGTCGCAGATAGATAAACTTGGCCGATCGTTGGCGACGTTCGCGGCAGGCGCCGCCGTGACCGGCGTTGGTTTTGGCCTGTTCAGCTTCGTCGATAAGGCCGCGAAACGCGCGGGCGACCTTGAAACAATTCTAGTCGGCATCCAGAACCGTACCAGAGGCACCATCCCCGGCGGTCAACTCATCGACCCGCGCACGGGCCAACTCAGTACGTCCGGCGCGTCGTTTACGAACAGGCTGACAAACATAGGTATGGGCAATCAAATGTCCACCATCGACGTGGGGACGGTGGCGCGGTCGGCGTCTCTGGCCGGTATTACCAACTTCAACCAACTGCAAAATATGTTGAAGCCCCTTGCTAACTACAGTGAGGTCATGTTCTCGGCCACGAAAGCCGATCCAGCGCAGAGCGCCAAGATCGCGACCGAATTTGCTCATTTGTATTCCGCGTTTGGTGACAAGAAGATTGGCGGCGTGAGCGACACGCAGTATCTTGTTGATCAACTTGGCAAGGCCATGCAGATCGTCCCTGTGTCGCAAGACAATTTCTTGCGCCTTATGTCCCAGTTCGTCGGTACGGAGCGCCCTCTCTATAAAAACAAGGGGTCTAAAGCGCTTATCACCGACACCATCGACGAAGGCGTCTTGATGGCGCAGATGGGCCAGGGTTCGCGCGGTGGCAACCAAATATCGCGCATTATTACGAACATGATGGGCGGCGCGCGCGGCAAGCCGGCGCAGGCGGCCATCCTTGGTATCCAGCGCGGAACAGGTATTCATTTTGCCGACGCGCAAGGCAACCCTAATGACCCGAATATGCTCCTTAAGGCGTTGGCAACGACGTACCAAAAGTTAAGTCCTGTCGCCGCGCTGAAGGAGTTCAATACGGCCTTCGCCCAGAACGGCGCGCGCCTTGCGGGCCTGTTCGCTGATCCTGTCGTCGGCTCACGGCTAAAGGCTATCGCTGACGCCATGAAGTCCATGCCCGACACGGCAGCGCAGCAGCGTGCCTACAACCAATCGTTGCCCGGCCAGCAGGTGCAGGCGCAGAAGAACTGGGACAGCGCCTATACCAACTTCGGACTCGTGGCCCTCCCGGCCATCACCAAGTTTGCCACGGCTATGGCAAACGCGACAGCGGGCCTCGTGCGCTTCACGCAACAACACCCGGTCCTCTTGAAGTTCATGGCGACACTGATGCTTGTGACGGCGGCGATCGCCCTAGTCGTTGGCCCGTTCCTAATGCTGGTGGGCCTCATTGGCGCGGCGTCCGTGGGCTTCGAGGTCCTCGGTGGCATCGTCGGTGTGATCGCGGCGGTGGGCTTCGCGCCACTCTTGATCGCGGTGTTGGCGATTGGCGCGGCGATCGTGGGCGTGACCTTGCTGATTACGCACTGGGGCGCGATCACCAAGGTTGTCGGTTCCGTGTTTAGCGCCTTCGGCACGGCCCTCTACAATCTGACACAGTGGATCGCCACGCACATTCCCGGCATGGGCTTCATGAAAGACAAAACCCCGCCGCTCCCGAAGATGGAAGCGGTGAATGTGGGTGGAATGGACCGCATGTTGCCCTATGGGACCAAATCTCTCGCCTACAATACCGGGACGGCGGATGTCATGCTCCCCATTCACCACGGGAAGAAGGGCTATTATGTCGATATTCCCGGTCAGAAACCGGGCGGCACGGGCGGTGGTGGGTCCGTGTGGGACATGCCTCCCATCCAGAGACGCACACAGCCCGTGTGGGACATACCTCCCATCCAGAAACGCACACAGCCCGTGTGGGACATGCCTCCCATCCAGAAACGCACACAGCCCGTGTGGGACATGCCTCCCATCCAGAGACGCACACAGCCCGTGTGGGACATACCTCCCATCCAGAAACGTGGAGCGCAGGGGGCAGCTCCCGTCTACAATCTGCATATCGCGCCGGGGGCGGTTGGTCCCATCCATGTACATGGAGCCGACCATCACGACGAGGAGGCCCTGGCGGCGCGGGTGGGCGCTCATGTGGTCCGTGACCTGGGTGACCATCTTGTGCACACGCTCACGTCGGGCGCACCCTCCGTGTTGGGCCTCTCGCCCGTCCTGGGCACGCCCGCGCCACGCTAATCGCCCGCAAGAAGAGGAGTTCCTGCTATGTCCACGGTGTCGCTGTCGCTACCCTTTCAAGGGTCATTTCCCCTCACACAGGGGTATGGCCCCGTCTCACTCGCGCTATTCGCGAAATCTGGCGAGCCGCCTGGACATGGCTATTTAAAATTTCATCAGGGGTTGGACTATGGTTTGCCCTGCGGGACGCAACTCTACGCGGCGGGCGATGGTACGGTCTACCACAACACTTATGAGTCAGGTTACGGCGTCAACGTCGTCACCATTGACCACGGGCAGGGCGTGACCTCCCTCTATGGACATCTGAGTAGCAAGACGGTGGTCGATGGTGCGACCGTCAAGCGCGGCGATCCTATCGGTCTTAGCGGTGGCGGGACAGGCAACGCGGCGGCGGACGGCGTCTCATCGGGGTGCCATCTCCATTTAGGCATCTTGTTAGACGGCTACCACGATCAAGACCCGAACCTCTATCTGACGGGGCAAGGGCCGGTCGGCAGCGCGGCAGGCGCATCCGTTCCCGCCGTTCTCTCGCCGGAGCAGGCCGTCTACTATGCCCGTGCCGCTGGTCTCCCTGAGTCACAGCTAGCGACAGCCGTCAGTATCGCCATGGCGGAATCAAGCCTCTCCGTGGCCGCCCACAACCACAACCCGGCCAATCCCAACGGTGCTGACGCCTGTAGCCGTTCAGGGTCCGACGATTGGGGTCTGTGGCAGATCAACACCTGCTACAACTCCCAATATAATCAGCAGCAGTTGACGACCGACCCCGCCTACAACGCGGCGGCCATGGTCGCGCTCTCCAACGGAGGGACGCACTGGGCCGGCACATGGAGCAGCTACCCATCGGCGTCGAACGTCTACCTGTCGCACGCACAGGCGGCCGTGGCGGCGACGCCGGCGGGCAAGGTCCCGTCCGGGCTTGACGCCTCTGGCGCGTCGTACACGCCCTACCAATCGACGCAGGCGGGTGGCGGGGCCAGTGATCCCACGGCGATACCGGCTGATACGACCCCCCAGCAACCTGTCCTCAAACTCTTCATCGAACCGACAACGGTGCGCGTCGACCTGTGCGCGCCGCCCGGCAGGCCCCGCTTTCGCCATTGGCTGCCGACGTGCGCCGTCAAGATCGCGGGCTATTGGCTGCCCGTTATCACCTGCACCGTCAACGCGACGCAGTATCTGACGCCTGGCCGCGCCTCGGTGGTACTGGCGCTTGACGATACGCGACGCCGCGCTGGGAACGCCGTTGAGCACGCGCTCTACGAGCAGGGGTGGCAGCAGATCACGGTGGCGATGGGCTACGTCCCGCCCAAGGTGGTCAACGGGCAGACCGTGCCCGATCTGGTAGCTGTGGGTGGTCCCGATGCCCTCCCCAAGATGTTCACGGGCATCATCAATCAGCAACGACCAAGCCATAAAGGCGCGCAGCGGCAACTTTCATTATCTGCCGTCGATTTATCGCTCATATCGAGCGACCCATCCGCGACCAATAGCGCGTTCAAGGCCACGGCCGTCAATCAGAGCGGCTTCGATCTCGTCAAGACGCTATGGTTGGCGCATAACCCAGACGGTTACGCAGGGCTGACGATCAAGGGCGGCGGCGTGACCGCGGCCAAGGTCGGCGGCATCTTTGGGACGAACGCCGTGCAGACGCGGCAGAGTGGCCGCACGGAATGGGCCGCGATGGTGCAGGCAGCGCAGGCCGAGGGCGCCACGCTCTATATGGACGGCTCGACATTGGTGTACGGACCGATCCCGGCGCCCGGTCCCGCGCTCCATCTGGTCTACGAGAAGGCGGGCGTCCCGGCCGGTCCTTTGATCGGCGTCGATCCCGTCATTCAGCCACACAACAAGCGTGACTATGCCATCATCGTCAATAGCTATCAAACCAAAGACGGATCCACCGCGACGGCCACGGGCGGCAACCACGATAGTCAATCAACTGCGACGATTTGGGAACACGTCAACGTGGCCGCCGACAAATTGCAGGGCAAGGCCGACAGTTACGCCAACCTCTACGCCGCGACCGAAGTCATGTTGACGTTGACGATGGCGCATCCGGTCGGCGTCAGTCGCGGCCAGCCCGTCGTCATTGACTCCGACACGCTCTATACAGGTTTCACCGATCCCGGCCAACCCCACTACACCAGCGGCATTCAGCACGACTACAAGAGTGGCGCCGGACTAACGCAACTCATCACGACGACATCGCGCCCGCTGGCCGTGCTCGGGGTGGAGCAAGCGCAGAGCCTTGGCGGGGGCTTCTAAAGAACGAGAGAACCGAAAGGAACAGACACGATGACGGATAGGACACCACCTGCCAGCACGCAGGAGTCAGTTGACCAGTATCGCGCCGCAGCCCAGCGCTGTGACTGGCAAGGGATGCTGGTCGCCAAAGAGGAACTAGCGGCGAGAGCAGAGTACGATGTGGCGATGGAGATTCGTCGCGCACAACAAATCCTCGGCCAGGCGACGACGCGATTGACCGCCGCGCAGAGCGACCGGGGTCTGATGGAACAGGCGCTGGAGGACGCGCGCGAACGTGCGCCGCTGGCAGCCGAGCAGGTAGCCGTTGTCGTTGACCCGCGCAAGATGGCAGAGGTGCACGCCGCAGCGGCGTGGTGGCGCGACCAGATTCCGACGCGCGAGGACGCGATCCAGGCCGCCGAGGGGCGGTGTCGTGACGCGGACCAGAGCGCGTCGGATGCCCAGGCGACCCTCGATCGGCTACTCGTTGCGGCGTATGCGCGCGTACAGCCGGGCGTGAAAGAGGAGAACAAGGCATGACCACGATAGCACAGACCAAGACGCCGTTTGAACGATTTATTACGCGCCTGGTGGTTCAGGTCAAGCAAGGCACGACCTTCGCGCCCGAAGAGTTGCACCGGCTCATGGTGGCCTTCGCTTCCACTGAGGGTGTCCGCTTCACGCGGGATGAGGTGGACGGCGTGCTGGCCACCTTCTCGTCCCATGACCATGCGGGTGCTCCCGCGACCGTTACCTTCGCGACCGCGACGGGAGCGCAACCGCGTGACGACCAGGGACCGCATCGCGGTAAGGAGCTGAGCCCCGAGGGCCGGCGGCAATTGGAGAACCGGCGGCAATTGCTCGATTTGACACCGCTGGGTCGCCAGATCATGGTGCTCGAAAATCTCGTGGAGCATCTGGCGGTCGAGGAGCATCTGCGCGACGCAGGCCGCGGACCCTACCGCGGCGAACCCCTGACGCCGGCCTATCGGCGGCAATTGCTAAGTTCGTCGCCGATCGGGCGGAAGATCCTGGCGCTTGAGGACCTCGTCCTCGCCGCCGCAGCGGCCCCTGCGGCAGCTTTTTCAGCGGGCGGCACAGGCAGCAAAGCCGTGACAAACGACTACAAACAGCAGTCGCTCACCTATGCGCAGCTGTGCCGTCAGATCCTCAAGGATGAGGCCGCCACGCAGGGTAGGCGGTAGTGATGTCCCGTAGCTGCACCGTGTGCTGCCACGACCAGCGCGGCGCTATCGAGCAGGAGATCGCTGCCACCACGTCGGCGCAGAAAATATCCGCGCTATTCCGCGTTTCAGAGGATGCCGTGCAACGGCATAAAGCGGAACACTTGCCGAAAACGCTCACCGACGCGCGGAAGGCGGACGATGACGAGCGCGCGCTCGACGTTGTGAAGCAGTTGCGCGTCATCAATGGCGTGAGCTTGCAGATCCTGAACGAGGCGCGACAGGGCAAGGACCCGCAGACCGCACTCAAGGCCGTGGATCGCATCCACCGGCAGATCGAACTGCAAGCCAAGCTGCTGGGCCAGCTCGATGACCGGCCGCAGGTCAACGTCCTCATGGCCCCTGAGTGGCTCCAGGTGAGGTCGGCGCTGCTCATGGCCCTTGCGCCCCACCCCGAGGCGCGTCGAGCCGTGACGGCTGCCCTGATTGCCCTAGAAGCGCCGGCGGCGATAGGGGTGGCCTAATGGCTGTGTCGCCCATTGCCGCCGACCTGGCCCGTGCGCTCGACCCGGTGCTCCTCGCCGAGCAGGTTGGCATTATACCCGACCCGTGGCAGGCTAACGCTCTCCGTAGCGCCGCGCAACGCGTGCTGATGCTATGTAGTCGCCAATCCGGGAAGTCCACGATTACCAGTATCCTGGCTCTGCACACGGCGCTCTTCACCCCTGGAAGCCTCGTCCTACTACTGAGCCCCAGTTTACGGCAGTCCGGCGAGCTGTTCAAAAAATGTATGGCGACGTACAAAGATCTGGGCCGCCCTGTGACCGCTGAGTCCGAAACAGCGTTGACATTGACGCTCGACAACGGGTCGCGCATCGTGTCGTTGCCTGGATCGACAGACGCCAACATCCGGGGGTACAGCGGCGTCGATCTTCTGGTCATTGATGAGGCAGCGTGGGTCGCGGATTCTTTGTACATGAGCGTACGCCCCATGTTGGCCGTGAGTGGCGGCCGCCTGGTCGCGCTCTCGACACCGCACGGGACGCGGGGATGGTTCTTCGAGGCGTGGCGTGGCGACGAAGCATGGGAGAGGTACGAGGTGCCAGCGCCGCTGTGTCCCCGCATTTCGGAGGACTTCCTGGCCGAGGAGAAACGCAATATGGGCGAGTGGTGGTACCAGCAGGAATACATGTGCCAGTTTAGCGAGGGGCGGACGCAGGTGTTTACCCGTGAAGAGGTGGAAAATGCGTTCCGTGAAGATGTTGAGATATGGGAATTATAATGCAGCAACAGAAACGAAGGGTCACAGGACCTATCACTATCGGCGCTGATATTGGGCAGCGCGTCGACCCGACGGCCATCGCCGTGGCGGAGGCCGAGACACGCGTGATTGAGGGACGGTCGGACACGGTCTACCACATCCACCATCTGGAACGGTTGGCGCTGGGGACTGACTACCCCGCCGTCGCCGAGCGGGTGGCGACCGTCACCGCCGGCGTGACGAAGAGGGGAGCGCTGGTACGGCGGCTGTACGCCGACTGTACGGGCGTCGGACGCCCGGTGGTGGACATGCTGCCGCCGGCGCTCATCCGGCAGCATGTCACGACGCCAGTGTGGGCCGTGACGTTCACGTTCGGAGATCGCCGCACCGAACACAGGGACGAGCGCGAGATCATCATGGGCAAGGCGTGGCTCGTCTCGCGCCTAAAAGTCTTGCTGCAAACGGATCGCATCTTATTGCCCAAGATGGACGAGGCGACGGCGCTGGTGAAGGAACTGCTCGACTACGAACTCCGGCAGAGGGACAACGGAAACGAACAATTTGGGGCCTTCGTGGTCGGGAGTCATGATGATCTTGTGACCGCCTTGGGCCTGGCCGTGCAGGACGTGACGCGCACGCCGGGCTCTCCCGTCGCCGGCGGCGTGCGCACGCCCTTCCGGCCGGCGCCGCTGCCGCGTCGGGGCTGGTAGCGGATACGAGCGGGTACGAATAGCTGAAGCAAGGAAGGATTGACGGACAATGTGTACCGACGACAACATGCCCCATG